GGAGTCGGATCCGGTAACAACGAGGGAGGCTTCCATGACTCTACACGAGATTCAGCTTCACGGGTTTCCAATTCACGGTCTGGCTTCATTACTGATTTTCCTTTTGCTGCTTAAGTAATTCCTTAGCATACTGTTGTGGGGTGATCCCTAAGCGTTTGGCAACAGCAAGAGCTGATTCCGTTAGTTGGACTTTTGTGCGGGTTTGGCCGTTAGGAGTTCGAGAAGAACTAACGACTACTCCGTTTTTTTGTTTGTTTTGTGCAGGCTCTTGGGCGTTGCCCCGATTACCAGAAATAGTTTGATGAAACTTGTATACAGCACTATCAATGGCATTGTAGTACTGCTCACTTTCAGCATCCACACCGGCATCAACCAGTTTATTGTGAATGTCTATCGCATGGCCGGTAAGAGCCATGTCTTTTCCGAACCACTTGTTTTTATCTTTCCAGAGGACAGCTTTGGCAGACACCTGAGGTTGTGCAGGTTGGTAAGCTACGGGCTGTATGTTTTCCTGTTGTTGCTGATAGTTTACGCTTTCAGGTGCAGGTGGTGTATATGAGTCAAGTGCTCGCTTTTCATTAGCAAGAATTGCGATTTGCTCTTGAGCAGTCGCCATCTTGTCCGTATCGCCAACTTCGTATGCTTCTTTCAGCATCCGCTTGGCGTCTTTTAGCTCAGAACCCTTCTGGATCGCCGAAGTATAGATGAGCGCCCGATTACTGCTGTCGGTTTGCTGACGATATACCTCAACTTGTTTTTGCAGAGCAGAGGCGTAGTTAAATGCCTCCTGGGCCTGTCTAGTTACCTTCTCTTTTTCACGGCGCTCCTCATGAAACTCGTACTTAAGACGTTTAATGCGCTTCTGTACGCCTTCAGAGTAGTTCTTCAGCTCGTCATCGTCGTCTTCTGGGGTAGCTCTTACTGATTCATCGCGGGGAGCGCGACGATCTGCTGGCGGGGTGTCGTCAACGATCTCAATATCTACATCAGAGTCCTTATCGTCATCATAAGACTCTTCCGAGTCCCCACCCTTCGGTACGATTAGCTCTGATTCCATGTATTCTTCTGGCACTAGATCCTCTCCACACTATCTGGATCAGAAACAACAGCTTCAGGAGTGTCATCGTTGATAAAACGGTATTCATCGCCTTCAATCTTGAAGCGAGTACCGCTATAACTACGAACCATGATGTAATCCCCTACTGAGCACCAAGGCCCACTAGAGAATTTGGACATATCCTTATATGCATCTGGTCCAATTGCCAAAACTTTAGCAATTAGGGAAGCCGTGTTCTCATCCTGCTTGATTTGGTCAGGAATATAGATACCGCCCTTGGTCTTTTCGTCAATAGCCTTACGCATCTTGACGAGGATTTTATACCCTACAGGAATTGGTAGGTTTTGCATTTATGTTTCGTTCATCCTTGCGCTAATTTAGCGTTTGCTTCAGTCTTCTTCGGCGTCTTGCGACAGTTTGCCCCAGATTTCCTGGAACTCCTGACGTGCTTGTTGAAGTCCTGATAGTTTTCCCACTATGTTTTTGTATTCTGCGTAGTCTACGCAAAAACCAGAGACTACATAAGTGGAGCTTGTCTCTGAAAGATCGTCAAGTCGAGCAAAGAACTTAGATCGTAGGTCCAATGGCACCTCCCATGGTGTCCATCTTCGCTAATATCTCTGCGATTTTAGCCTTTGCCATGTCGTTATCGGTCTGGATCCGTTGCATTTCTGCTTGGGTACGAGCATCCGACTCAATCTTGTCATTTTGCAGGCGTTGAATATCCAACTGTAGACGTTGGTTCTCAATCGCCAGTTCGCTTTGGGACTGCTGTGCCTTCTGTGCAGAGGATTGTTGCGCCATTTGAGTCTGCGAAGCGATTCGCGTAGCCTCTAATTGGTTCCTCTGGTTGCTTTTTACCAGCTCAAGCTGCGATTTCTGCTGGGCTTCTTGGGCCTTTTGCTGTAATTCGGCTTGCTTCAACTGCAACTCTGCCTGCTGGAGTTGCAATACTGGATCTTGCGCCTGCTGCTGGGATTGCTGTGCTGCCTGTTGACCCTGCGCCTGCTGTAAAAGCATACGAGAAGCATCGGCAATCGCCTTGGATAGATTGGATTCCACGTCTGCTGGCATCGGTTCTCCCGGTAAGGGGAGAGGAATGCCCAACTGTTTCTCCATCTGTGAGCGATACGCAAAGCCAACATGCTCTGCGATATGAGCCATGAAAGCAGCAAAGATTACGTTTGCCTGAGGATTCTGTCCCAACTGCTGTTGGACCGTAGGATTCTGCACATACGACATGTGAGCGGTTATATGAGAATCATGGTCCTGCGTTAAGTACGCTTTAGCAGGTTTCATATTTGTGATGTTTTGATTTTCCGAAAGAGGATCAAGTAGAGGGGCATCTACTTTATCAGGGATAATCTTCTTAACATCCTTTATACCAAGGACTTCCAGCATCTTTCGATGCAACTCAGGCAGATCGTAGAATTGCGGTGCTTGTGCGGCGAGTTGAATAGCAGCTTGATACTGCATCACTCGCTGCGACATAGTGGCCGCATTGGGGTCAGATACAGGAACAACGTCGATACGGTTATCGAAGTCGGAGCGCTTGCTCCCTCCCATACTGCCAAAATCAATCTTGTATCGGTCAGACCCGCTATCACGGATCACTCGTACCAGGATGGAAAACTCTTCCTGCAAAGACGAATGCAGTCTAGCTTGAATAGCACTCATCACTTTGAGCGCACGTTCCATCAAGGCTAGTGTGGTCCCTACAGGGGCCTGAGCACTAGCATTACCAATCTCAGTATCTGCGATAGAAGCCAATCGACGACCATCTTCAACTACAATTCCTAGAAGTTGCAGTAGAGTTTGCGAAGGCTCTTTATACGGGAGGGGATACAACGACCGTGCAATGTCTCCATTAGCGACATCAACGTCGCGCCACTCTCCAGGTTGAATAGGACTGTCGTCCCCAGCCACACGCATACCCTTGGCCTTTAACCCACCAGGAAGGTTGGCTAAGGTTCCAGCATCAATCAACTGGCGCAGGATAGCAGTCGAAGCCTTGGCGTTTGAGCCAATGAGATGGATTAGACCATACCCATACGCGCCCATGCCAGGAACATAGTTATAGGACGAGAACCAAATCAGCTTTGTTTTCTTAGGGTTGTCTTCGTCCCAATTCCTATAGATCGACAAGACATCACCAGTGGACTTCTCCACCGTCACAACATACGGAAGAGCAATACCAGTAGGCTCACCATCCTCGTCTACATGCTCAAGACCAGCAATATCCAAGTCAATATGAGCCTCAAGCAAGGTGACAGAGTCTTCGTCGTTCTGCTTGTACTCATAGCTGATCTTGTCTATCTTCTCTTTCAACTGAGAACTAGAATCAAAGTCAGGGCGTATTTCAATGTCTCGATAGAAGTTATTGAACTGTAGCTTCTTGACTTCGTTAATGTTCTTCGTTATGACGTGGATGTATCGGCTTGCCGTCTTGAGACTAGTAGCCCCATACGGCATGATGAAGTCTTGTGCCGGGACATACTTGATATCCGGTGAATCAGTCAACGGATCAAAGCAGATCTTCTTGAAAGCGCTGCCACACAACGCTAGCCCAAACAACATCCGCTCAGTTTCAGGACGATAATCCTTCAAGTCTTGGGTGAGCAAATAGTTCATATCTGCTTGAATACGAAGGGCTTGATCCTCTTTCTCTTCGGTAACTTCACCAATGATCTGAGTCTTTACTGGACCAGTAGCCGGGAAGATCTCCATGATTGCGTTTGACTGGAACCGCACAGCAGCTTCCATAATCATGTTGTGGAACAAGCCACAGGCCCCAGCCCAAGGTTTATTCCGATCTTCCGTCTTTACGCCAAGGTAATCGAGACCTTCTTTATAGGCGCGTTCCCAATCCTGTCTAGAGTCCAGATCCTCCTGATATACATCCAGGATCTTACTCCCAATGGTTGACAACTCTGAGTCTTCAATATGCTCTGCCAAGTTCACAGAGTGAGGAAGATCAGCTAAACCACCTTCTTCGTCTTCAGGAGGACCGAACTCAATAATCATCCCACCGTCTTCGGTTTCAATTGATACAGCCTCTGGATCCGATATCTCGATCTCAATTTCAGTTTCTACCCTGTTGCCGGGGTAAAAGTTTGTTTCTTCCAAAGGCTTATCAATCATAAGTTAATCTTCTTTCTTCGCGCCCTGAGACGCATCATCTTGAAGCATCTGCTGCCAACCTTGAGGGTTGTTTTCAATTGTAATGCGAATCAGACCAACATTGTGACCAGTCGATCCGTTTGAATAAGTTACACAATACTGGCGCGACACGCCATCACTAGGTTCAGGAAAAGGTCCAGACCACACAGGAAGGTAGATAGAAGATACTCCACCTCCAATCCCGGCAGCATTTAGTTTAGCAACAACTTCATCTACCTGTTCCATCGTAGTAAGTTGATTAGGGTTAAAAGACATAGTTGACCTTAGTAGTAATCTGCTTTCTTGTTGGGAACGTACTCTTCGTCTTCATCGCTCTGTGTTGATATAAACCCGCCCTGCCTGAATCGCAACAGGGCCTGCGTTGAACTGTCAACAAGGTCATCATGGTCAGAGTTAGGAAACGAAGCGAACTGTTCAATAAGCTCCTCTGCCCAGCGCAAAGGAGGTGCGTAAACAAAACCTGAAGCGAATATATCACTAACAGCATTTACACGAACAATCTTATCATTACCACGAGATGGAGTGTAATCTTGAATTGGTATGCCCATCTTGCGTAACTCAAACACAAGTGGTCC